CACCCGGAACAACAGGCAATTTATCCAAGTCTCCTTGCTTCATCCAGTAAGCTAATCCTCCCTGTAACTCGCCCTCTAGTCTGTCCTTCCCCATGGCACTCAGAGTTTCGTAGAAAACTCCAACTAAGGGACAAGCTGCGTACAGAGAGAGACCGCACATGCCGACATCTTTCAAATAGTTGTCATAATGTGCAACGCCTCTGGTTGATATGGCTATCATGTCCTTAAACACACTCACTGGTTTTCTAACCATCATCCATCCCATATCGAGGTGGACTGGTTTCATCTGACAAAACTCAATGTGTTCAACTACGTAGACTGGTGGTTCAGCTACCATGTTGAACCCATAGCTAACAAAGAATAAGTCGAAACCATCCAAGAATCTTGGTAGTTCCTTCAAATCCATGATCGCTACGGAGTCATCACCATTGTTAACTAATTTAAAATTAAGTCCTAAAACTTCCTTCCAATGTAGTAAAACGCTGGTCATCAAAATCACATTCCCAACAGATGTGTTCATATCACCGGACATTCTTCCAGTTGCTTTATATTCAAAATCGTAGGTATCACCTTTCCCCTTGCAATAATTTGCAAGTTGGTGCCGAAGCAAACCATGCAATTCATGACACCCAGGAAACAATCGCTTGTAAACTGAGTGTTCAAACTGCAAAGCATGCTCCGACACATGTTGGTCAAACCTGCTAGCATCCAGCCCTACCGCAACTGGACAGGAAAAGGACTCCCATTTCCTCACTATCTGCCGAGCCATCGCTGGCAAAGTACAATGCTTAAAAACTGTTTCTTCTCCCCATAGTGCATCTATACCCTTGTAAATGGCCAGTTCATTATGTTTATTTATGTACTGACCAAGGAGTATGTTGTACTTAGGCGATCGTGGTGAGATGATTCTAGGATCCTTATCCGAAGTCTGCACTAGTTCCCATTTTACAAAAATGTTAACATGTACATCCCTCGGGGAAAGTTTTCTATTATCCATCAATTCCTGAAGCGCTTCTGCGTAAACCTGGTATTTAGCCTTAGGTCTACTTTCCACAAACTCCTCAGGAGTGATTTTCTTCACCTTGACAACCTGAGCCAACCGCCTCCCGATGCTCCATACGTTACCATACCACACAGGCTGGAGCTTCTTACTAGGGAAGAATTCAGATTTCTCCAAATCACCCATAGGTTGAAGCTCAAGTTTCGCAAGTAATCGTTTGGGTAGCCAATGGTATTTACCTATCAGCTTTCCGTACGAAAACCCGGGATTCTTTATCACCAGGACTCTGTTAACAATCCCGATAAACATATTGTGTGATGAAGAGTTAAAACAGCTCCACTGCCCAACGACACTCGTCGGGCCCACAAACTTGTTCAATGATCTAAGAGGTCTATTTCTAAAGTGCAACGTCAGGCCCTCAACTTCAACAATCCGCTTGTCGAACGTTGGCCACTGCATCCTAGGGGTAGCAAGGCATTGACATGCCCAACGTTGCCCAATGAGTCACTCTTGATCACTGTTTGGTGCTCTGCGGTTCATAACTTCCCTCCGTACCTTCGGTAGGTAGTTGCTCATGGCAACGTCGGAAAGTTGATGCCCCATGCTGACTTGGCTGTTGCCAGAGACCGTATTCCTGTAAGTGGCAAGAAATACGTTCTCATTCCAGGTACCATCAGAGCGCATGGTAATGGCGATTTTATCTGCAATCGTTTTGATTCTATGTTTTTCTAAGTAAAGGGCTAAGTACTTCCGAGGGTCAGGGCTTGTCGAACGTTGGCCACTGCATCCTAGGGGTAGCAAGGCATTGACATGCCCAACGTTGCCCAATGAGTCACTCTTGATCACTGTT